ACCAAGGAGCCGGAGGTGATGAAGTCCGCGACGATCTGACCGTCTGCCGTGATGGCAGTTTCGTAGGGGCCGTTGTAGCCGTTACGGGAAAAGCCCAGACCACCCACATTCCACCGCCAGACATTCACGGCTTCGTCAATGGAGGGTGTGTCCAGAATGAGCAGCTCATAGGGCTGACCGTTCTCTTCGCTGGTGTGAATGACCACATAGCCGCCGCTCTGACCGGTGATAAGCCCGGTAGCTTTGCCGATGGCGATTTGGAGCAGCTTCGGAAAGCGTCCCACCGTTGACTCCACCTTATCAACCGAGGACTGCACCTCGGAGATGGTGGTGATCATGCTGGATTTGCTTTGACCGAGGGAAATGCTCTTGTATCGCTCGGCGAGGGTATCGTACACGGTTTCAATGACTATAGCCGACACACTGATGCCCAATAGCGAGTGCCGGATAGTGACGGTATCGCAGAGGTTGACCCGCTCCAGCAATGCCGAATACTCCGGCTGCTTCCAGAGCGGCTCAAAGGACACCTTCACCGTAGGGATGGTCGCACCCAGCGGATTTGCCTTGATATAGCTGTTGGCTTTGGCTCTGAGGGCTTCCTCGGTCACAACTCCGTCAAACTGGTCGGAGAAATCCATGATGAGCGTTTTCGCCCGGACGATTTCCGAAGTCATAATGGGGAGCGTCACCTCTGGAAGTGTGACTACCGTTTCGGTGTCCGAGCCTTCCGGTGTGTATACGGCATACGGGAGCAGTGCGGTATATACGCCGCTGTTGTCCTCATCCTGCTCCAAGGCGGTGAGGTTCTTGCCGTATTCAATGACCACGCCGGTCTTTTGCCCACGGTGCGAATGGAGCTTCACCGTGAAGTTGTCCCACTCAAACTCACCGTACCATTTAGAGAGCATGGAGCCTTCCGTACCGCCAAGGCAGGCTCGGACACTTTTCGGTTGGGTGACGGAAAATGCCTTTGCATCCGAGTAGTCCGTCCAGCCGGTAAAGCGTGTATCTCCTGCAAGAAGCTGCGAGAGGACAAGCTGCGGAGAGCGGCTATCGGTACTGAACGGCAGCACCGGCACATTGGCAAGGTCATAGGATATGTGCTGCCCATAAATGGTGACGATGCCGTTGAGCGGCTTCGTTATACGGTAGATGCGGAATGCCTGGTCAGCGGCGGTGTCGTTGGGCTTTGCCTTGATGATGCACTCCTTGGCGATAAGTTCGTAATGCTGACCGCTCACCGGATATTTGAGCAGACACTCGAACACGCCGTTTCGCTCCTCGGTCACTTCGCAGGAAATGGTGTCCGTCAGCACGCCAAGACCGAATGAGCTGAAATCCGTGGTGTTTGCGGCGTAGAGTACAGGTATCATAGGCAGCACCACCTCGGAATGACTTCAATCCTTGTTACATCGCCGGTGCAGTTGATGGTGCAAACACCCGACTTGAAAACCGGGAATTCCGTACCTTTGACGGTGTCATTTTTGAGGACGGTGCCTTTGAAGCAGTTCATCAGCTCACTGTCGATCTCGATGTACTCGTCCAAGTCGGAAATCATCATGCCCCGGCCTTGCGGTTGTATCATTAACGCCAACGCGCCGCTGCCATAGAGCTTAATATACGGTCGGCTCTCAAAGGCAGTCGGGTTGGTGACGGTCAGCGTGGAAGCATCTGCCGCTATGGTCTGCTGACCCTCATAGCTGTATTTGAACGCTTTGCAGTTGAAGGTCACGGTAAAGCAGCCGATTTTGTTCAGCTGCTCCTCAATGTCCAGATTGCCGGAGATGACTCCGTAGCGGAAATACTTCACATCGTAGGAGTCGGTGATCTCATGGTATCTGTCCGGCTCGGAATAAAGCCAGCCCTTGATGTCCTGCAGGACAGCGGCAAGTGCGGCGGTATTCTTACGTGCGAGGAACACCGTGTAGGTCACTTTGATGTTGGAAAATCGGCGGTTGGGATTGATGATGTCGCCACTCCTGCCGGGAATGGAAATGAACTCCGCATCGTAGCTTGGGGCGGAAAACACATCCTTCTTCTCGATATGCAGGCCGAAATCAGAGGAGCTGCGGCCGTTGTAGGTAAAATAGGTCATGCGAATACCACTCCTTTCCGCTGGGCGAACTGATTCGCTGTTTCCATAACTTCGTTGGTCAGCTGACGGATGTCCTCGCTGCTGTAATTGTTGAAGTTCGTGATGTTTAGGGCGATGGTGAAAGCGGATGCCGCCTTACCGACCACACCGTCCACGGCAGAGCGGATCGAGCCGTTCACGTCAAAGTCGGTGGGCAGAGCCGTCTGCATATCGTGAGCAAGGTCGCCCATGACGCCGTTGATGTCCTCCGCCATTCCTTCTGCGGCTTTGACCGCTTCATCGCCGTTGTCGTCAATGGAGCCAGCCAGACCCTTGACCAGCATTTCACCGACCCATGCCATTTCCTTTGAGGGCGAATGGATACCGAAGAAATCGCAGATACCGTCCCAGATGGAGGAGATCCACCCGGATACCTTGTCCCACAGCCACGAGGCAAGCTGGGTAATGCCGCTCCACAGTCCCTTGACGATGTTGCCGCCAATCTCCACGATCTTATACATCAGAGAGCCGAAGGCTTTCACGATGCCCGCAATGATCTGCGGCACGGCCTTGACGATCTCCACGATGATGGTGGGCAGGTTTTCAATCAGGGCAACGAACAACTGAACGCCTGCCATGATGATCTTATCGATGTTTCCGACCAGTGCATTGACAATGCCGGAGATGATTTGCGGAATCGCCTGTACGATGGTCGTAATGATTTGCGGCAAAGCCTGTATTAGCGAGATCAGCAGGTCGATGCCCGCTTGGATGATTTGTGGAATGGCGTTAAGCACGGCGGTAATAATGCCGTCTATGATTTTCGGGATAGCTTCCACGATTGCCATAATGATATCCGGCAATGCGGTAACAAGCGAGGTCAGAAGCTGAATGCCTGTTTCGATAATCTGCGGAATCGAATCCAGCAGAAAGGTAATGATGCCGTTTACGATTTCGGGAAGTGCCGCAATTAAAACAGGAATGGCATCAAGCAAGCCTTGAGCCAAGCCTGTAATCAGCTGAAGCGCTGCGTCCAGAATCATGGGCAGGCTGTCCACCAGTCCTTGTACGATGGTGACGATAGCCTGCACCGCTGCCGGAATGAGCGTTGGCAGCGCATCCGCAATGCCGGTCACCAGCGTGGACACCAACTGAACCGCAGCGTCAATAAGCAGGGGCAGATTCTCAATCAGCGTGTTCACGATGGTCATGAGAGCAGACACCGCCGCCGGGATAAGCTGCGGAAGCAAAGAAAGCAGCGTTTCCAGCACCTGCGAGAACAGTTCGGTGACTGCCTCCAGCAGCGTGGGCAGCAGTTCACCCACAGCCGTCAGCAGAGCGTCCAGCGCCGTGGGCAGAGCCGCCACGATGTTTTCAATGACCGGGGTGATGTTCGCCACCACGGTCTTGAAGGCATCCACCATGTTGTTGCACAGCAGTTCCATATCAGCGTCCGCATCACCAAAGCCTACGATGAGGTTCGACACGGCGGATTTCAGTGCATTGACAGAGCCGGAAATGGTGGCTTCCGCTTCCTTGGCGGTCGTTCCTGCAATATCCATGCTCTCCTGCATGACATGAATGGCTTCCACCACATCTGCGTAGGAGGAGATGTCATACTTTACGCCGGATATCTTCTCCGCATCGGCAAGCAGTCGCTCCATTTCCTGTTTTGTGCCGCCGTAGCCCAGCTTGAGGTTATCGAGCATCGTATAGTTCTGCTTGGCGAAACCCTGGTAGGCATTCTGAATGGAGGACATATCCGTACCCATCTTATTGGCATTGTCGGACATATCCGTAATTGCCATATCCGCATACTTTGCGGCTTTCTCGGTATCGCCGCCGAGGGACTGGATGAGGCTTGCGGAAAAGCCCGTGACCGTCTCCATGTACTCGTTGGCAGAAAGTCCTGCCGTTTTGTATGCGTTGGCGGCGTACCGCTGGATCTCCTGCGAGGAGTCCTTGAACAGGGTGTCAACACCGCCGACCAACTGCTCGTAGTCTGCATAGGCGGCGATGACCTCTTTGCCGAGCTTCACGGCGGCGGCACCTGCGGCAACGGCCACTGCGCCGAGTGCCACACCTACGGTTTTGAGAACTTTGCCGAAGCCTTCAAACTTACTGCCGGATTCCTCTGCGGCTTTGCCGCCCTCCTTGATGGCTTTCTCGTTCTCGTCCAGCTCACGGTTCATATCGTTGAGGGCGGCTTCGGCATTGTTGAGTTGGATCTGCCAGTTCTGGGTGCGGCGGTCGTTCTCTCCAAAGGAGGTGGCGGCATTCTGCAGAGCCTTGCGAAGAGTTTCGATTTTTGTAGTCTGCTCATCGATCTCTTTTCGCAGCACCTTATTCCGTGCGGCGAGAGCCTCCACGGATTTGTCATTTTTATCGAACTGAGAGGTGGCGAGCTTCATTTCGGAGCCGAGCACCTTGAAGGACTGGTTAATGTCCGCCAGCGCTTTTTTGAATTCCTTTTCGCCCTCAAGACCGATCTTCAGTCCGAAACTGTCTGCCATGTACCGTCACCTCCTTGTGGATGGCATGAAAAAAGCACCCTCTCACCGAGAAGTTGGGACGAAACCGTCCGAAGTTTTCGATGAAAGCGTGCCTGATGGTATGAAA